CTGCTCGAAAAGCTGGACACATTGACACTTATGGAGGTGCGTGATGGAAACTGGAGATGTTAAAGTCAATGGATTTTATAAATACAAGAAAGGCACTTTGCTGGAGGAGTATTTTTTGAACCCACATTTCAAACCAAACAAAGAAGAAAGAAAAGAATTAGATGCTTTCTTTGATGAGGTTTCAAAAGTAAAGGTCATAAAGACTAACTAACAATCTGATCTGTCACATGGTATATTTATCGTGTGACAGATTATCAATTAAAAAACTATTTGCTATCCATGCAATCGCATTGGGCTATTACTCATAGCACTTACAAGGCGGTGCAGGAAACATTGCCACTGATTACCCAGTTCACTTCAACCAAAGGTTTGCACAAAATGGAAAAGACTCCTGTGCATAAACATGTTAAAAAAATACATCCAGACATTTATCGCATTCCATTGTTTAGAAGAAATTTCTGCAAAATGATGATGAACGAGATCGGGCAGATGAATAAACATTTTGCTTTTGAGACCAACGAGCAGGAAGATAAGCTCAGACAAATTCCAGAGATAGTGTTAAAAGAAAGCTGCCCAGAGATCTACCGAAACATGTGGTTCGTGGTGCAAACTGTTCTTAATCCAATCTTCATGGCGCTCTGGCAGAGATCGTGCAATTCAATTGCCAGTGTACAAATTGCTAACTACAATCTGGTCGATAAGAAGCAAGGCGCTTGGCATCACGATGAAAGTGCAGATCTGACAGTTGTTGTGCCACTCAATACTGGAAAGTACAAAGGCGGTGGCACAGAGTTTCATAACTATGGTGTCGTTAATCCGATACCCACTGGACACGCTTTGATCTTTCCCAGCTTCACAAACTTACATCGTGGGCTGGCAGTCGATAGCGGTGACAGATATTTACTGGTGTTCTGGCTTTACGATAGAACTAGAGTCGAATACCTGCATGAGAACGCATCACCATAATTCATTTAGATCTATGGTTTGCACTCCCTCAACATTGAAAGGATTGTGACTGTCGTTCTTTTCAGCTTCCAATAAAGTACTGAGCGCTTGTTCGTTCTTGGCTTGACCATATGTAATGGCTTCTGGTGTCAGTGTGTAAACCGCATAAGGATATGGGTGTAGTTTCTCTTGTGCCAAAAAGAAGAATGATTCTGCTGGCATTCCCAGTATACGACACGCATCAATGTATAAAGATGCTTGCATGTGATACCTAAACATATTGATGGCTGTTCTGAATCCTCTGGGTGACGCATCACGACACGTTTTTAGATCCCAAACGCTTTCGCCATCGTGCCAATCCAGTCTGGATTTAAAAGGATGCCCATGGTACATGTAGCATAAAGTGAGCTCTACTTTGTGATCCTCACTGGGAATAAACTCTTGCAGTATCTCTCTACGATCCATGCACTCTTCATACATCTTGCTGGTTATCGGAGTCAGATTGCCAACGCCTTCTAAAAACTGTGCGTATTCTTCCTTGCCAGCCTTGGTTCTTTTGTTGATCTCTGGCTCAATAATAAATTCCTTGTGAAAGTTCTCATGCTCTAAAAAACAAGTGTGTTGCACTCTGCCTTCAAGCAATGCTGGTGATTCTTTGAATCCTCTTTTGTTTTTCCAAGAATACACACACCTAGAGACATCTTTTAGATCCGATGCACGATACGCTGGTATCTCGTTGTATTCCTCGAAAGGCAATCCCTCATAAACGCCTTCTTTAAAGTCCATATCTAATTCTCCTTTCTATTTCTTTTTTAATTTTGTGTGCCTGTTTTGGCTTGGTGTTTGGATTGCCAAAAGCATCCATCAAGTCTTTCATTGAAGTGGCTTTTAAATAATTGTGTCGAACTGTAGTCTTTCCTGTTTTTCTGTCGTAACTTTTTTCTGTTGGTTTAAATTTAATTGGCATCTTCTTCTCCAAGCATTTCTACAATTTTTAAGTAACCCAGAATGTCGTCTTTGGTGTCGGTTTTGCTTGGGTTGTTATACAGACGAATGACTTTAAAAAGCAACATCATCGTACTTGCTTCTTCTGGTGAAATATCGACACCTGTGACTCCACTCCATACTTTTGAGAGCTGGGTCATAAACTTTTTTGGGTGTCCGTATTCTTGTCCTTTTCTATGGATCAATTCATCGGTTTGAAATTCGTTTTTAATGACTCCTTGCATGGTGTCAGTCAGTGCCTTTTTTCTTTCTTCTTTGCTCATCTCATCCAGTTCTTTTGCTTTATCCATCATTTTGTATTTCCATTTATAATCCATAGTATTTCCATTTATAGTAAAAAGGTGCCCCATGGTTTACAGCAAATGTAGGAGGTAATTAATTAACGCTTTGCTGTAAACTTTTTACAATATTGAACAGGGGCTGATCCAATAAAATCACGCGCTAATTTACCTTTTGTTAAGAGACAGTGAGCGAGAAAGGTGATGACAAAAAAGCCCACTGCCTCCTAGTATCAGAAAGGGATTTCGTCATCAAAATCGGAGGGATCGTCAGAGACTTCCTCTTTCTGTACTGGTTTTGAACTATTCGCTGCTTGGAACTCATAGCTCTCTTCAATTAAGTTCTGTTGCCATTCCATCAGTTGATCGAACACATCGCACATCGCTTTGGTCTCATCACTGCTGTTGCCATTGAACTCATTGCAATACACTTCGAGATCAAAAACCAAAGAATCATTGATTGTATCGGTCTTTTTAAATACATCTGGTTTGAAGATGTTTTTGATTCTCGCTTTGCCATCGTCATTGTGCTCTATAAAAAGATTCGCTGGTGCGCCAATCATTTTACTCACATCAAAGCCACCCAGTTCTTCATCGCTGAATGGTTTGCCACGCCAGTTGACTAGATCTTTATATAGCGTTGCATTCTCATTGAGTGATGCAGTATAAGAACGACCAATTGAAAAAGGTCTGCCATCTGCCATCGTTGCTTCTGGCATTTCCCAAGTCACATGGACCAGTGTTCTTTTCTTTGGTGGATTGTCTTTGTATTGCTCTTCTCTTGTGCCGAGATCAACAATGCGATAACATACTCCGAGTTGTTCGCCAACCTCTGGTTGCTCATACTCAGTTTGTTCCGCCTTTAAATTTAAACCCATATTTTTTCTCCATTAAGTTGATTAAATTGTAAATTAGTGTAGTATTTTACATACTTTACCAAAGAAAGCAAATCCAAAGAGAAAATAAATGGCACTAAAAATAAAACGACCCACAAAGAATTTCCAACGACCCTTCACACAAAATCACGCAGACTATCAATCCCAGTTTCTCAGCTTTATGGCTGAACATGGTATGGAGCCAGATAAGAGACATGGATTGGTGGGGGATGGAAGCATTGGTCGTGCTTACATCAACCTTGGTGGTGACAGGAAGCTGTCTGGCTGGTATCAACTCTGGTTAAATCAGAGCGTGCCCTTTGGTAGAGTCGGAGATTATAGAATCTCTATGGACCAGCCGACAGCGACTTGGAAACCAGAAAACAAACAAAGCTTTAGGATGACCAAGACACACAAAGAAGAAATCATGCGCTTGCAAAGAGAAGCCGAGATCAAGAAAGCCGAGAAGTATGGAAAGGCAGCCAAGAAAGCACAAACATTGTGGGACAAGGGAACGCCTTGTGAGAAGCACCCATACTTGGAAAAGAAAGGCGTTTTGTCTTATGGTTTAAAGACCGATGCCAAAGGCAATTTAATGATCCCACTCTACGACACAAACTTATCTGTCGTGGGTCTACAATACATCAACGATCAAGGCAAAAAGCTATTCCTTACTGGTTCCCGAAAAAGCGGTAGCTTTTTCATACTCGGACAAGAAGTATTGAAAACCAGTGACACAATTTACTATGCCGAGGGTTATGCAACAGCAGCCAGTGTGCATCAAGACATGGCAATGCCAGTCTTTGTTGCATTCGATGCTTACAACCTTGAGAAAGTGACCCAAGCTGTATTCGATAAACTTAAAGACAGGAAGCATGTTTTTATTGCCGATAACGATGAAAGCAAGACAGGTGAGAAGGAAGCGATCAAAGCCAGCAATTGGATCATCAAGAACAAAGGAATGGCTGAAGTACACATGCCAGAAACCACTGGTGATTACAACGATCACTCTGGCTCAGAGATGCCCACGCTGACAGTGCTCGATACGCCCTTTGAGATTGATTTTGTGAAGTCAGACAAGGGTAGGATGCTAAACATTAAAGAGAATGTCCAAGGAGTGATGAAAACGCACTCCATTGATGTTAATTACAATGTCATTAAGAAGAAGATGGAGATTGAGATACCCAATATGAAATTCATCGCTGATATGAAAGAAGAAGCCAGTCTGGTGGAAGTCGAGGATCGCTGTATCAAGATGGGTGTGCCATACACCAGAGTCAGAGACTATTTAAAGGTGTTGGCGAAAGAATACAACCCAGTGGCTGAATGGATTGATAGCGAACCTTGGGATGGTTCATCCAGATTGCCAGACTTTCTTAATACGATTGGCTCAAGCAACTCCAACGCGCTGAAAGACATGTTGCTCAAGAAATGGCTCATTTCATGTGTGGCAGCTCTTTATGAGCCCAATGGAGTCGAGCTAGAGGGCATCTTGGTCTTCCAAGGCGCTCAAGGACTCGGCAAGACGCTGTGGTTCAAGCGACTGTGTGATTATAACAATGGTTGGCTCCTAGAGGGTGCCACTCTGAATCCAAGCGATAAGGACTCTGTTAAGAGAGCAGTATCTCATTGGATTGTGGAGCTCGGAGAAATCGAGAGCACTTTTAAGAAGTCAGACATCGACCAACTCAAAGCATTTGTTACAGCAAAAAGCGATGAACTACGTTTGCCTTACGACAGGGCTTTTACCACTTATCAAAGACGCACTGCATTCTTTGCCAGTGTCAACGCTAGGGAGTTCTTGACCGATAGCTCTGGCAATCGAAGATTCTGGTGTATCTCAGTCAATGAGATCAATTTTAATCATGGGATCAACATGCAACAGCTCTGGGCAGAGGTGAAAGAGACCATGTATGTCAGAGGGCAGAAAAACTGGTTCTTGAGCCCAGATGAGCGAGAGCTCTTGCAGGACAGTAATGAGGGCTACAGAACCCAGTCCAGTGTGGAAGATCTACTGTTGCAACATGTCAACTTTGAGAGCACCTACACGAACCCAGTGCAAATGACGAACTTACTGAGGGATCTGGGGATTGCCAATCCGAGGATGCCAGACTTTAAAGAAGCAGCGAGAGTGTTGGCTGAGAGGGGCGTAGACCCCAGAAGGACCAATGGCAAGAAAGTGTACGATCTGGATTACACCAAGGTCGAGAGAGACAATGCACATTATGGCAAGGATTACTGATGAAATGCTGGCACTGTAATGAAGAATTGATATGGGGCGGAGACCACGACATCGAAGATGACGATGAATTGGGTGATCGCTTTATGATGGTCAGTAACTTAACTTGCGGTGAGTGTGAATCGTTTGTGTTAGTCTATTATCCAAGGGATAAACAAAAGCGGTTAAATTAATGACAGATGAAAGAGATGAATTGGTTGAACATATCGTCATCAATGACTTCAAAGAATTTTTAGAGTTTTGTGACTGGATGTATGAGTGCGAGCTGACAAATAATAACAAAGTTGGCATCAATACTCTGTCTTTTGAGGACTACATGGAGAAGAGGTTTTTTTGGTTATCTGGGCTTTTTCGCAACAAGACCATACACTGATGGTATCACTGGTAACAGGTTGTCACAGTGTATAGTGGTGATAATGCCACCCTGTAGTGAAAGTCAGTAAATATAATGGTTTAAGCTGTTAGGTAGTGTTAGGTATATACTTTTATAATAATAATAATATATATAGTATATAGCGTATAAACCCTTATTTAAGGCGGTTTATGCAACCTATAAATGCCCTATATGTTAGTGAGCTATACACTGTGCACTATACACTGATGGTTTAATTTAAAGTGGAGAGAGAATGGGAATATTCAAGTACAATAAAAGTAAGAGTTGGAGCGAAAACTATCACCAGTGGAGACTGATGAGCAACGATGAAAGACTAAGACTTAATCTTAGAGACTATACAAAAGAACAAGCGAAGGAAGTGTTTAACAACATATACCCCAAAGATGAAAACAGGAAGACCTAAGAAAGCAAAGAACCAACTGGCAAAAAAACCAGAGCGTTTTGAGAAGGATGAAGAACTTGGCTTGACTGAGATGCAGACAGGTTTCGTGTGGTTTTATACTGAGGGAGCTTGCGGACAGACAGAGGCAGCGAGACAGGCTGGCTACGAATTTCCAGCAGTAGCAGCCAATAAGATGCTGAATGGCAAAGACTTTCCCAAGGTGACGAAGGCGATAAGGATTAAACAAGATGAGCTGGCTGAGAAGTACGCCATCACACCCCAGAAAACTGGCACGATGCTGTGGAAGATCACCGAGACTGCATATGAAACAGGACAGCTCAACGCTGCGGTGTCAGCAATCAAGGAGCTGAATCAATTGGCTGGGCTATCAGTAAATAGAACTCAGAGCCTAAATATTAACGCCAGTTTGGACAAGATGAGCAAGGATGACATCAAGGAAAGGCTGAACAAATTAATGGGCGTTGATACGACTTACGACACGAAAGATATGTAAGTCTGGTAACTAAGTCTCAGCCCTTTGCCCGAAATCTTCTTCAAAAATCCAGAAAAAGTCCCAAAAATCCCAAAACTCCTTATAAATCAAAGACTTAGGCTGCATTGCTCATGTGTACTTATGTGCAACTGTTTGTAGCTTAGTGCACACAAGGCTAACAAGCCTATAGCTGTGTTGCCAGATCAGTGGGTTTTATAACACTGCTGTTGGCTCCACAGCATCGTTTCAATACCAGTGGTGCAAGAAATGTAGCAGTTGGACCAACAGCAGTATTACAAAACTTACAACGGAAGATAACAATGTAGCAGTTGGACCAACAGCAGTATTACAAAACTTACAACGGAAGATAACAATGTAGCTGTTGGTTAAATCAAATACCAGTGGTGCAAGAAATGTAGCAGTTGGGTAAAAAAAACTATAGGAACACACAATGTAGCTGTTGGGCAATTACAAGAAAGTTCTATGAAAGCCTTATAAACAAAGGCTTTGGACAGATACAACTGGTTACTAAAACACAGCAATAGGTAATAAAAAACTATAGGTGCAAGGAATACAGCAGTGGGGTAAACCAATAACAACTGGTTACTAAAATACAGCAGTTGGTCCGACAGCAGTATTACAAAACTTACAACGGAAGATAACAATGTAGCTGTTGGTCCGACAGCAGTATTACAAAACTTACAACGGAAGATAACAATGTAGCTGTTGGTCCGACAGCAGTATTATAAGTTTCCACGACCAATAATACTGCAGTAGGAACCCTATACGATTGCTGGTTTTGCTGGAAAGCCCGATTAAATCGACCCCCACCACCCCCTATATAAAATGGCGCGGTCAGTTGCAGTTATAGCTGAGTTTGGTAGATAGAATCCCCAAAAAAACTCAAAAAAAAATTTCAAAAAAAATTTCAAAAAAAAATTTTAAAAAAATTTAATAAGTTATGAGTATTCCAAGGATTGTTAATAGCACAGCACAAAGAATTGCAAACTCAAACATTCTTTATCTGCTCTGCCTCGTAGTGGCTCCAGTTGGTTTTCAACACATGCAACCATTCATCCAACGGAAGCACCGCTATCTTCTGGTTGTCTTTTTCCCAATGCGTGTTGATCGCGTGTAATGGAATACACACTCTGGTAGGGACTCTATTGAATTTGAAAACCAGTGCTGGGATCTTTTCTTCTGCCGAATCGCACACTTGCTTCCACCAAGCTGGTTTAAACCAATTCCCAGATTGATAATGTTTACATTCTATTGCATGGAATGGAATCGGTATGTCGCATTGCCCAGACTGTTGATATTGATTAAGGTTCCTTTGACAAGTGAACTCCAGAGCGTTCTCTTCTGCAAAATCATTCAAGACCCTAACAATGGATCTTTCGTATGACGCTCCTTTCTGGCGTGAATCAACCATATTAATTTTCCAGATAGGTTGAGTATCTTTTCATAATGTCGATTGTTTTTTCTGCGTAGTTCGGATCTGTCGCATAACCAGCCTCGTCAATTGCCATCAAATAATCCTCTGGAGTCCCAGAGCTTTTAGCATTCTCGTATCTTGGTTTGTCGATTTTATCTTTATACCCAGCGAAAGAATCTTCCTGTGAGTCAAAAGTTCTAAAGAGATCGTTTATCACTACTGGTTCTCCATTAATGTATTCAAGCGTATCATAGCTCTCCGATGCTTGGCTACCATCGTCTGGCTTAATACCCAGAACATTGTTTTGATAAATTGCTAGATCCGACTTGCCATGACCAGATTCCAAGCTCGCTTGAGCTGCCACCGCTTCTGGAAACTGCAACCCAGCATCTTTTGCGTATTGATAGAAGCGTAGGTAAGCACTGACATCGTTTTCTACTTCACCACCTTGGTTAAATTCTTCTGCTTCCACTGTGTTTTTGTAATCTTCTGCCATCAACATCGCACCAGCCATTGGAATCGTAATGCCATACTTCTTGGAAATATCAATCACCCTGTCATCGAAGATGACGAAGTTGCTGGTTCCACCATCTTTGCCACGACTAAATTCATCTTTGTACTTATTGCCCTTGATGCCAGCAGATTCAAATAGCTCAGATGTTCTTTTAGCACCAATAAGCCCCTTCAGCTCTGTCGTTAGACTGTTTCCACTAAAAGGTGGTGCATTAGGATAAGCTCTTTGTATAGCTTTTAATTCTTTTATATAATCACCAATGGTTTCTACGCCCTCTAAGAAATCACTTTTTACAAATGATTCTTCCAAATTCAAACTTGAAATCGGTGTTTTAAAAAGTTCATCAATTTTTTTCTTCACGCCTTTGCTTTGCTTGTTAAGCGGTTTATCCAGATCCAGCAACTCATCTGGCGTTACTTTTAGTTTGGTTTCATAGAGTTTTCCTGTGCTTTCAACCTCAACCTTATCTTTAGCGCCCTTGAGTTTTTCTACATTCTCACGCCACCAAGGTTCATCTGGGTAATCATCAACCATTTTCTGGTTTCTTTTTATAGCTTTATCTATATCTCCAAAGTCTTGCATAATTAAATCATCCAAATCTCTATCGCCTGTTGAGCCAATTCCTTTATCTCCTTTCATAATCGTCTTGCCATCGTATTTGACGATTGTGCCCAACGCTTTCTGATATTCCTTGCCCACCAACTTTTCTTCTGCAAAATACAAACCACGACCAAATGCTTGTACACCCTCACCTGTGCCGATCTTTCCAATATCAAACTCGTCAAAGTCAGCGCCACTGCCATGATAAGCGGTGATATAGTCCTCACTTTCTGGTAGCTCTTCTATACCTTTTTTTGTTTTTCCAACTTTAGCTCCACGACCAGCCTTCCCCATAGCACTGCCTGCTTTTAAAGTGGTTCCAGCGAGAACACCCATGGGTCCTGTAACTGGTATAGACGCATAGGCAGCGTCACCAAATAAACCCATGCCTTGATAAAGTGCATCCAAGTAATTTTTATCTGCAATGTTTTGACCCATGCTTGGCATCATTACCCCACTGCCAGACATGTCTTCTGGATAAAGACCAGCAACGTCTGTGATCCCAGCGCCCGGTAATGCTAGACCAGCCATCCAGCCAAGAGTCGGTAAACCTTTTTTTATAAACGATTGTTCTTTGGTTTTACGCTCTGCATCCCTTAAAGCAATGCGTTCTATTCGTTCTTGTCGTGTCTCTGCCATAATCTTTATTTAAAATGCGGTCCAGTAAACCAAGCAACCACCACATAACGCTCTCCCTTGGTGATCGGTCTGACGCAATGTGAGATGAATGAGCTAAAAGCAACCACTTCACCAGTCTTTGGCTTTGTCTTCTCAACTTGTTCACCTGTCCTAAAAGCCATTTCTCCGCCATCGTAGTCTTCGTTTAACAATATCGATACCGCTATCTTTCGTTGAGCTGCTATTCCATCGGCTCCAATGTCAATGTGCCAACCATAACCATTGGAAGGTGCTGTGTACTTCATCACTTGAGCTTTCTCGATCCCATTGATGTCGTAATTGAAGTAACCATTGGATGTGCGAGCAACCTTTTGTAATACATTATACAAAGATTCTTCCTCAGACTCTATCTGGTAGACATCGACATCACGATAATTCTTGTCCACAATCATATCTGAGCCTTTAAACACTTCTCCCTTGGTCGGTTCGACTCGTTCAGTGATCTCCATAAAAGACTTCACATCTTCTTCTTCTATAGAGAAATTACCAGTAATGCCATGCTTGGGATTTTTCATATAAAACCATCTTATCGGCTTGCGCACTTTTTTGAAAGTATTGATTTTATTGGGTTTTCTTTAGAATCATTCTAAAAAAATTGTACATATTCACAAAAAACAAACGCAAACGACACGATATTTAGTCATTTATTGCATTTAGAAAAAAACATGGTGCTCTGAAACCCTTACTACATAAGGGTTTGCAGTTACCTTTATAAAAATGTATAATAAGTTATAAACAAAATATGGAGGCAACATGAAAACCAATATATCAATAGAGCTCAATGAAGAGCAAAGACTGAACCTTGGTCAGAAGTATCACAACAGCAAAGCCAAGAAAATGATAACCAGAAAAGAACTGAACCATATTGTGGCTAAGTTCATAGAGCAAGTCGAAGTGCAAACCAATGTGCCAGATGAAATGGGAATCGAAGAACTTACTAAAGCCATTGCGAAGATGACTTGGAAACTATCAACAATGGAGAAAGAATAATGAGAAAACCAATAGAGTCCTATGTGTTCTTTAACCACGATCCTTACATATCAAGAATCGCACATGGTTATAGATCTATAGATGTTTACAGCGTTGGACCCAAGTGGGTGAGTTTAAGAGAACGAGCCAGCAGTGGCAACAAAGTAAGAATCAGAAGATCCTTCTGGGATCAAATCACTCAGAGCAAGTTCTTCAAGACAACCAAACAAGCACAAGAAGAGTTGGACATGAAGAACAGGTTAAACAAAGTAGAGGTGTCAGCGAAGAAAGGATGCCAAGTCGAACTAATCTTTGGTTAGTTGTTTTAAGACCATTCCATACTCATTGACCCCTTGAGAAACAACCAGCCCATTTCTTTTAATGAGCTGGTTTTGTTTAAAAGGTCTGTAGTCAACATGATGATGCCAACGATTAAATTTCCAAACAACCTTTGCAACATCTGGGTGCAACTCTTCAATCATTTCAGATTTAGGCTTGGTTCCCTCGTCATCATAAAAAACTTCTGAGTTTCCACCACGCATTCTCTGTGTTGTGACTTTGCCTTGAAGAAAAGCATTAAACTGTATCGTGCATAGCCCAGCCTTTAAAATCCTCAAAGATAAATCAGTGTCTTCATTGTATCTTCCGCGCCAACGATAAGGCGAGCTGTTTTCCATAAGCAAACAAGAGTAAATTCTTGTGTTTAAAATATAAGGCGGAACCTTTTGTGTTCTCTTAACAAACTTTTCGTAATTCAGTCCAGCCATTGGAACATTCTCATAGCGGTCTACAAAATCTTCGGCAGCTTTTAAGATAGCTCCAGTTCTAACTCTAAGTTGTAAGTTCCTATTGGCTCGATAAAACGCTTCGATATTGTCATCCATAACCCAGTGTCGTTTTGATCCTAGAGAAACCGAATGATCCCAGCAGAAGTTTCTTGCAGAACCCGGTCCTTTGCTTTTGCTATCACCCAAAGAATCGCAAGTGTCATAATCGTCTAAATATTTTTGTGGCAAAGGAATGATCTCTTGGTTCAAAAAACTTGAATACATTAAGACTTCATCTTCTGGCACAACGACACGATGAGGAACGCCCATCAAGTTTAATTGTTTACTGGTAATACATTTGTCCCATCTACCCTTTGAGACAATGTAGACTGGATAACTAGGATTCATCATCCACCCAAATGTTGTGAGTATGTTCGCCACGAACCAACCTTGGATGCCAAATGCTTTTTGTTTTTCTGGTTAAAGGCTGACCAATAAGTTTCGCAAACTCCTGTAAGTCTTCTTCGTTGGCAAACCTTACATTAATCATGCTGTATGGATCTTGTTGTTCTTGTATAAACTCTGGCATGTCTTGCCACTCATCTTCCCAGTCTTGTCCAAACATGTCCTCTTGATTACTCACAACCGATCAAAAACATTTCTTGCTTTGATGTTTAAATTGTCAGCGTCAATGTTTTCCTTCCAAATGTTGATGATGTAATCTGCCTCGTCACCGACATCGTGCTTGGTGTCGAGTGCCAGATACATTCTTTCCTTCAATGCCTTTGGTTCCAATTTTCGATAGTGCAACCGAAAGACAAACAAAAGCGTTTCAAAATATTTATCCATCATCCACCTCTCCCAAGACTTTGATGTTTTTATCTTTTGGAATAAAGCCATAGGTGTCTTCAAAATGTTTCTTTGTGTTCTCTATAACTTGCTCCTCATCATCACCGCCAATCATTTGTGTCCATATCATTTTGACATCGACAAAATATTTCTTCTTGCTTTTGATTCTCTCTCGCATGTTTCCCATGTGCTTGATTGCCAACCTGTAATACGATGGACTCATCGCCTTGAGCTTTGAAAAAAAATCTTTCTCGTTCTCTTTGTAAAATGATTCGAGCGATTCAATCGTCTTGATGTCCTGCGTGAAAGTCACAACAGTCTCATACAGTTTCATTCCATTTATACGATCATCATTCATAAAAATTGATTGTAATGATTTTATAAATAATTTCAACTTTTTAATTATTTTTATAAATAGTTGTACATTTAATAGAATAATATGTTACTATTGTCATGTAGGATAATAATATGATTAAAGATAAATACATACCCAGATCTTCAGAGAGACACTCTCATAACTGGTGTGTGCCTTATGCGACTGCGGTGGTGACTGGTCGAAATTACGATGAGATTTACAAAGTCTTCAACGACACGCTAGACAGACGAGGATTGGTCAAAGGCGTTAAAGCGTCAGAGACACATTTGGTTGCCGACAAGTATGGCGTTGACTTGAAGAATAGATATGCGGTCAATGGTAGGGCTTCCTCAATAAAAAGTACAAACATTATTAATGTTCATGGCTACGATGGCGTTTACAACATTCGCAACATCAACAAGGTGGTCACAGCGTTGCACAACACCAAAGATTATATGGAAGACAAAATGAGCTCTGGTGATTGGTGGATCAAAGAAGACAGTCTTTGGGGCAAAACAGACGCTGGTTACTATTCCCTCTCTAGTGGCTCTTCTCGCAACAAAGGGTTCTACGATAAGTGGATGGAAACACCAGCAGCCGATTACAAAAGCAGATATTACTTTGTGAGAATCTCTGGTCACATGTTGGTTTACGATTACGAGAAAGATCTCATCATTGATAACCACAGCAAGAAATGGAAGACCCCCAACGATCATGTTCACCGACTCAAAAAAGTCAAAGAGTTCATACCAGTGATCTACACTGACGACTTCGTTCCAGCAGAGCCATCTCCCAGACCGACAGGTGTGAGTGAGAAAGCTCGATTGAAAAAAGTTTATTACAACCGAGTCAGACGACTTTGCAAGAAAAACAACATTGAGATCGTAATGATCGGCAGCCCAAAGAATTGGACAGAAGTAAGATTTATGAGAAATGAATCTTGGAAAGTAGCATCAATGAAGTCAAAAACAAAATTAGAAAACTGGACCCCAGACTGGAAAGTGGCTTATGAAGGTCTCAAGAAGTTTGGGTGGAAGTAATGTTCCACATGGAACATATTAATATGTACAAAAATTTGCAAAAATAAATACAATAGATTAGAATACGAATATGACAAATTTAATTAAATCAATGAAGGAGAACGAAATGGAACTAAATAAATCAGAATTGGAATACTTAATAGACTATGTTGAAGGCTCTGTCAGAAGTGGCAGATATTATGTAGCAAACATAGAAAACTTAGTGTCCAAAAACAAAGATGGTAGAGCCTGTGCTTTATGCAATTCCTTTTTTGTGTTGCCTATGAGATTGGAAGGCATCAAGAAAGGTGGCTTTGTTAAGCCAGATGATGGTCAAGATATAGAAGAATGTTCTAAGGCTAGAGAATTGTGGATAGAGCAGAACTGCGAATGTGGTATCTCTGAAAAAACAGGAAAGTGGTCTGAAAAAGTTTTTAAATCATTTGGTTGCAACTGTAGGGAGGCTGTCTAATGAA